GCAGGCGCCGTGCGAGCATCGTCTTCCCGGTGCCGGGCGGGCCGGCCAGCAGCAGGTTGTGACCGCCGGCCGCCGCGATCTCGAGCGCGCGGCGCGCGCGTTCCTGCCCGCGGACGTCGGCGAGGTCGGGCGGCGGGTCGGGGTCGGCGGCCTCCGGCGGGTCGACCGCCGGCGGCTCGACCTCGCCGCGGAGGTACGCGACCGCCTCGGCGAGATGACGGACCGCCACGGCCACGACGCCGGCGAGGAGCGCCTCCGCCGCCGTCTCGTACGGGCAGAGGACGTGCGAGAGCCCACCGCGGCGCGCTCCCTCGGCGACGGCGAGGACGCCGCCGACGCGGCGCAGCCGGCCGTCGAGCGCGAGCTCGCCCACCGACGCGTGCGCCTCGACGCGGTCGCGCGGCACCTGCCGCGACGCCGCCAGGATCGCCAGCGCGATCGCGAGGTCGTAGCCGGACCCTTCCTTGCGCAGGCCGGCGGGTGCCGGGCTTCCTCCCGGAATCCCTCGTCTCGACGCTCTTCGCGGCGATCCCGCTGGCGATCGGGCGTGCTGAAAGCCGGGCTGTAGAGCCCGAGGCCTCGTCAGCTCACAAGGAGAGGGAGTCATTCGGTGCCTAGCGCTCGTCGCTTCCATCGCTGCACTGCTGGTCTGCGTCGCGCCGTCGCATGGTGCGGGCTGGCCGACGTCGCCGGCCGCGCGCGCGTGGCATGCGCCGCCGGGCTTCATCCGGCAGGCGCTGTGCATCCATCGGTTCGAGTCGTCCGGCCCGAACGGCTGGCATCGCGCCTGGGTCAGGTGGGACGGCCGTCCGTCGAAGTACGCGGGCGGGCTGCAGTTCCTTCAGTCGACCTGGGATCGCGCCGGCGGGACGGGCGAACCGTGGCAGTGGTCACCGCGCGAGCAGGTCTACCGCGCGTGGCGGATCTGGCGGCTGTACGCGAATTCGTCGCGGCCGGGCTCCTGGTCGGAGTGGGGATCGCGGCGGTCGTGCGGTCTCAGGTGATCGCGTGACGTCAGTCGTCGTCGACGGGACCCGGGCCCGGGTGGTGTTCGACCGGTTCGACCGGGCGGCGTACGAGCTGTTCCTGCGGGCGAAGCGGCTGCCGGAGTCGGAGGTCGAGTACTTCGAGGAGTCGGCGACGTACGCGCTGTCGACGGACGCCCGCTTCGCGCCGCTGCTGGACGCGTCGCTGGCGGCGGTCGTCCGCGACGAGCTGCCGCTCGCCGAGCATCTGTTCGACTATCAGGCGTTCATCGTCGGCCAGGCGCTGGCGGCGCGCCGGTACGCGGTGTGGGCCGACACGGGCCTCGGGAAGACGGCGATGTTCTTGGAGTGGGCGCGGCAGGTTCGCGACCGCACCGGCCGGCGCGTGCTGATCCTCTCCCCCCTCTCGGTGATCGCGCAGACGTGCGCTGAGTGGCAGCGGTTCTACCCGGACGAGATCGAGCTGCAGCGGATCGACTCGCGCGAGGACCTCGCAGCGTGGTGTGAGCAGCCGGGCGCGGCGATCGGGATTACGAACTACGAGAAGCTGATCCCGGGCGTGATGCCGGAGCTGCGCCGGCTGGGCGGCATCGTCGCGGACGAGTCGTCGATCTTGAAGACGGGCGGCGGGACGATCAAGTGGAACTTGATCAAGTCGGCGCGCGGCGTCGAGTTCAAGCTGAGCTGCACGGCGACGCCGGCGCCGAACGAGCCGATGGAGTACGCGTCGCAGGCGGCGTTCCTGGAGAAGCTGCGCAGCGATGGCGAGATCCTGTGGACGTTCTTCCAGCGCAACAGCGCCGGGGAGTGGCAGGTGAAGCCGCATGCGCGCGAGGCGTTCTACCGGTTCATGTCGTCGTGGTCGATCTATCTCCGCGACCCGGCCCGCTTCGGCTTCGCCGACATCCTCGCGTCGCTTCCGGAGCCGGTGATGCACGAGCACCGGCTGCCGATGACGGAGGAGCAGCGCGAGCTCGCGGACGGCCTGCGCGTGTCGAACGGCCGCGGCCTGTTCGAGGACAGGGTTGGTGTGAAGGAGCGGTCGAAGCTGGCGCAGATCGCGCGCGGGTTCGTGTACGAGGCCTCCGGTCCCGGCCGTACGGCGCGCCTTGTCGCGTCTGTGAAGCCGCACACGGTGGCGTCGATCGCGCTGCGCGAGGCGGTCGATCATGGCCGGCAGACGATCGTCTGGACGTCGTTCGACGCTGAGGGCGAGATCATCCTGGCCGAGCTCGGCGGCAGCGCCGTCTGCGACGTCGCGCTGCTGACGGGCGCCACGAAGGACGACGAGCGGCAGCGGATGATCGACGACTTCCGCGACGGCCGGGTGCGGATCCTCGTCACGAAGGCGTCACTGGTCGGCTATGGCCTGAACTTCCAGATGTGCCGCGCCATGGTCTTCAGCGGCATCGACGACAGCTTCGAGCGGATGTATCAGGCGATCCGTCGGGCGTACCGGTACGGCCAGACCGAGCCGGTGCATGTGCATGTGCCGGTGATCCCCGAGCTCGAGGGCCTGATGCTCGACAACCTGCAGCGGAAGCAGGCGCAGTTCGACGCTGACACCGCGGAGCAGGAGCGGTGGTACCGGCGCGCCCTCTTCCCCCACATCGACGAGAAGGAGCGTGACGCGGCGTGAGCGACGCGATCGTCCACAACATCGACTGCGTCGCGGGGATGGCGCGGCTGCTCGAGCCGGAGTCGGTCGACTTGACGGTGACGAGCATCCCGTTCGCCGACCTGTTCACGTACAGCCATAAGACGGAGGACATCGGCAACTGCGGGGCCAGCGGGACTGACTTCGTGGCGTCGCAGTTCGGGCTGCATCTGCGGTTTTTCGTGGAGGCGCTGTTCGCGGTGACGCGGCCGGGGACGAACGCGTGCATCCATGTGCAGCAGCTGGTCGCGACGAAGGTCGAGCACGGCTTCATCGGCCGGCGGAACTTCCGCGACGACACGATCCGGATCTTCCAGGCGGCCGGGTTCGACTGGAAGGGCGAGATCGTGATCCCGAAGAACCCGCAGGTGATCGCGCAGCGGCAGAAGCTGCACTCGCTGCTGTTCGTGACGGGGGCGACGGACGCGCGGCAGCTGGCGCCGGCGGTCAACGATTACGTGCTCGTGTTCCAGCGGCCGGGCGAGGCGCCGCCGGTGCCGGCGCTGATCCACGACAAGAACAAGTCGGGTGGCTGGCTGACGACGGAGGAGTGGATCCGGGATGCGCACGGCGTCTGGACGGACATCCGTGAGACCGACGTGCTGGACGGGTACCGGTCGGCGCGCGAGGACGGCGACGAGAAGCACGTGTGCCCGTTGCAGCTGGAGGTGATCCGGCGGTGCGTGAAGCTGTACTCGAACCCGTCCGAACTTGTCCTAGACCCGTTCACGGGCATCGGGTCGACCGGCTACGTCGCGTTGGAGCAGGGCCGCCGGTTCGTCGGCTTCGAGTTGAAGGAGTCGTATCACGGGCTGGCTGAGCGGAACATCGCTCGGGCGCGCCGTGGTGAGACGCCGGCGGGGCAGCTCGCGCTCGGCGAGGAGGTCGCGGCCTGATGGCGGCGGACGTCTGCGAGTGCGGCCATCTGGACGTGCCGACGCACGCCGACGGCACCGGGGCGTGTCGGGCGTTCGGCTGCGAGTGCGAGCAGTTCGTTCCGGAGGACGAGTCGACGATTGAGGAGGCGGCGTGACCGATCATCTGGTGCTGGTGCGCGAGGAGTCGGTGCGCGTCGACGAGCTGCGGCCGGGCGACCTGATCATCTTGCAGTCGGGGACGCGGGTCGAGTTCGAGCGGCTGGACGAGTACGACGAGGGCGTGGTGCCCCGCTGGTGGCGCACCGCTGCGCGCGGCGAGCCCGGCCATCCCGGCGGCAAGGACAAGCGGTTCATGACGAACGGCGAGTACGACGGCCGCTACCTGGGGTCGCTGGTGCTGATGCAGCCGTCCGACACGGTACGGGTGGATCGTGGCTGAGATCACGCCCGGCAGCCGCTGGGAAGTGCTCGCGATGGCGACGCGTCGCGTCGGCGGCGGCACCCATCCGTTCGTCGTCGAGGTCATCGAGCACGAGCGCGCCGGCGCGCCCGGTTACGACGACCTGGTGCCGACGGTCGTCGTCAAGCCGACGCACACTCGCCGACAGGGCGCCTACGGCGGCACTGAGCGTGGCTACCGCGCTGGTGACGTCACATGGCTCCGTCGCTCCGACTTCAGGGGCGGCGGCATCTGCCGCGTGGAGGCCGGTCGTGGCTGAACCGTGGGTCGCGTTCGACGCGGCGGCGGAGAAGCGGATCCGTCGGATCGTCTACTGCGGCGAGCAGCTGGTGGCGAAGCGGCTCGCGCTGTGGTCGACGCGGTACAAGCGGGCGGTCTCGGAGGCGGCGACGGTCGCCGAGCTCGACGAGGCGCTGTCGCGGCTGAGCGAGAAGTTCCCGGAGATAAGGGCGACGATCGCCGAGGTGCGGAGCGGTGGCTAGCCGGCGTCCAGTGGCAGCTGAGGCTCAGGCGCAGGCGACGATCGTGCAGCTGGCGACGTGGCGGAACTGGTTCGTGTACCACACGCACGACTCGCGCCATTCGGCGGCCGGCTTCCCGGATCTCGTGCTCGTGCGCGAGCGCGTCGCGTTCGTCGAGCTGAAGCGCGACGGGGAGAAGCCGCGCGCGGAGCAGCGTGTCTGGCTGGACGCGCTCGCCGCCGCCGGCATGGAGGTCTACGTGTGGACGCTCGCCGACTTCGCCGACATCGGCCGGATCCTCGAGCGGCCGTGGCGGTTCGTGCCGTTCGGCGCGGTCGACCGGACGCTCGGCGACACGGAGTTGGATGGGCCGCGGCTGATCGACGACGACGCTCGGCTGTCGATGCGTCCGCGGTCGGCGTGGATTCCTGGTGTCGGGAGGCGTGACGCCGCGTGAGTGTCGATCTCGTCCGGGAGGTCGCGGCGACGTTTCGGTCGCGGCGCTTCATGTACGTCGCGGAGGACCGCCTGCAGCAGGGGCTTGCGGCGGCGCTCGTCGCTGACGGCTTCGAGGTTGAGCGCGAGGTCAGGCTTGACGCGCACAGCCGAATCGACCTGCTGGTGAACCGTCGCGTCGGCGTCGAGGTCAAGGTGGCTGGCTCGGCAGCGGACGTCGCGCGGCAGTGCGCCCGCTACCTGCGCTTCGAGTCGATCCGCGGTCTCGTGCTGGTGACGAGCCGCGTTCGGCATGTGCAGCTGCCGGCTGACGTCGCGGGGAAGCCGCTCGAGGTCGTGTCGCTGGTGGGGGCGGGCCTGTGAAGACGCACGGGACGCTTCGCTGGCACGCGGCGGACGGCGACGACCCGGTGTTCTTGCGGCCGGCGCGGAATCGGTTCGAGGTCGAGGCGCGGCCGGACGTGATGATCAAGATCAAGCGGCTGTTCCCGCAGGCGGCGGCACATCGCTCGGGCTCGATCACGGTGGACGACACGCCCGAGGTCGCGCGCGACCTGGAGTGGATTGTCGAGCGGTGGCCGCTGGCGATTGACGACGCGACGCGCGAGCGCCTGGCTACGCGCGCGGACGAGCACCGCCGGACGGAGCAGACGGTCTTCGAGATCCTGAACGGGGCGCGCCCGCACCTGAGTGGCGAGACGTTCATGGAGCCGATCCGCGCGGCGCGTGACTACCAGCTCGTCGCCGCCGACCTGGTGCTCGAGACGGGACGGCTCCTGCTGACGGACGAGCTCGGCCTCGGCAAGACGATGACCGCGATCCTCGTGCTGCGCTCGCCCGCGGCGCTACCCGCGCTGGTGGTCTGCCCGACGCACCTGCAGCGGCAGTGGGAGGACGAGATCGCGAAGACGCTGCCGATGCTCCGGACGCACGTGGTCAGGACGATGGAGGTCTACGACCCGTCGTCGCGGCGCGAGCTGCGCGGCCACGACCCGGACGTGCTGATCATCCCTTACTCGAAGGTGCGCGGCTGGGGCGACCATCTGGCAGGCCGGGTGCGGACGGTGATCTTCGACGAGGCGCAGGAGCTTCGCCGCCGCCAGTCGCAGAAGTGGACGGCCGCGGCGTCGATCGCGGACAAGGCCGACTTTCGGGTTGGGCTGACGGCGACGCCGGTCTACAACTACGGCGGCGAGATCCACAACGTGCTCAGCGTGATCGCACCGGACGCGCTCGGAAGTCGCGAGGAGTTCGGTCGCGAGTGGTGCGGCGGCATGTGGGACGACCGGGTCGCGAAGGTGCAGGATCCGGCCGCGCTCGGCGCCTACCTGCGCGACGAGGGATTGATGCTCCGTCGCACCCGGCGCGACGTCGGGCGCGAACTGCCGGAGGTCGTCCGTGTCCCCCACTCGATCGACTCGAACGAGGAGATGTACGACCGGCTCGCCGCCGAGGCGGTCGACTTGGCGGAACTGATCACGTCGCGGGCTGCGCCGCGTGAGGAGCTGTTCCGGGCGTCGGGCGAGTTCGACTGGCGGATGCGCCACGCGACGGGACTCGCGAAGGCGCCGTATGTCGCCGAGTTCGTGCGGATGCTGCTCGACACCGACGAGCGCGTCGTGCTGTTCGGCTGGCATCGCGACGTCTACGAGGTCTGGGATCAGAAGCTGCAGGCGTACGCGCCGGTCTACTACACCGGGACGGAGTCGCCGGCGGCGAAGGAACGGAGTCGGCAGGCGTTCGTCGACGGCGATAGCCGCGTCCTCGTGATGTCGCTGAGATCGGGCGCAGGGCTCGACGGACTCCAGGAGGCCGCGCACGTCTGCGTCTTCGGCGAGCTCGACTGGTCGCCGGGGATGCACGACCAGTGCATCGGCCGGCTGCACCGTGACGGGCAGGACGAGCCGGTGGTGGCGTACTTCCTGGTGTCGGAGTACGGCGCCGACCCGGTGATGGCCGAAGTGCTGAACCTGAAGCGGCAGCAGAGCGACCCGCTGCGCGATCCCGATCTCCCGCTGTTCGAGCCGGTGGTAGACGCGGGCGATCACGTGCGCCGGTTGGCGGCTGACGTGCTGAAACGACGGACGAGCAGGAGGGTGGCATGACGAAGGTCGCGCACGAGCTCGCGCGCACCGTCTCGGGTCTTCGGATACCCGGCGAGGGCTGCGCTGCAGGCAAATATGAAGATCGCGATCGTCATGTCTCAGTATCGATTGGCGTTCTAGATTCGGCAGTCGCCCCGTTTCTCGGAGTGGCCCGTCTCGCCTATCGGCTGGAGCGTGGCTGCGTGACCGCGGCGGCGGCAAACGGCGCCGCCGCTGCGGGCGTCCTGAATCTGCGGTGCCGCACCGCAGTTCTCGGGGGTGGTCGGCGTGGGTGAGTCGACGTCGATCGGCTGGTGCGACGCGACGTTCAATCCGTGGTGGGGCTGCGCGGAGGTCTCGCCGGGGTGCGCGAGCGTCTGCTACGCGAAGACCTTCGCGAACCGGCTGGGGATGCGTGACCTGTGGCCGGAGAAGGGCGCGGCCGGCGTCGATCGGGATCACGCGTTCCGCTTCTTCGGCGACGCGCGTTGGGCGGAGCCGCTGAAGTGGGCGCGCTCGATGCCGGCGAAGCTCGGGCGCCGTCCGCGTGTGTTCTGCGCGTCGATGGCCGACGTCTTCGAGGAACGCGACGAGCTCGACGAGCATCGCGACCGGCTCTTCGATCTGATCGAGGCGACGCCCGAGCTCGACTGGCTCGTTCTGACGAAGCGTCCGGAGTTCGCCCGGGAGTACCTGCGTAGCTGGTACGCGATGCGCTACGCCGAGACCGACATCGACGGCGGCGACACGCTGATCCCGTTGCCGAACGTGTGGATGGGCGTGTCGATCGAGAACGCCCGGTTCACGTGGCGGGCGGACGTGCTGCGCGGGATCCCGGCGGCGGTCAGGTTCATCAGCGCCGAGCCGCTCCTCGGCTCGCTGTTCGAGGGCGAGCGGAACCGCGAAGGGCAGAAGGACGATCGCGCATACCGGAGCGCGACGCCTAGCACGCGTCAGCGTGAGCAGTCCGGTGGGACACGCGCTCCACTGCCGGCGCTCCGCTCGCCGCTCGACCTGACGGGGATCGACTGGGTCATCGTCGGCGGCGAGTCCGGCGCCCGGGCGCGGCCGTTCCACCTCGAGCACGCCCGCGAGGTCATACAGGCGGCTCGGATCGGGTTGGAACCGCCGTACGAGTTCGGTCTGCAGCCGGCGATCTTCGTGAAGCAACTCGGTGCAAAGCCGCACCAGCTCATCGGCGTCAAGTCGACGACGGACGGCTGCGAGACCGTCCATCAGCATGCGCCGCTGAAGCTGCGGGATCGGAAGGGCGAGGACTGGTCGGAGTGGCCGGCTGATCTGCGGATCCGCGAGTTCCCGAGGAGCGCGGCGTGACGCGGATGATCGCGCTGCAGCGGGAGGCGAACAGTGCCGCGGGCTCTGCGACGCGCGTTCGCGAGCTGCCGATGTGGATCGGCCCGCGCTCGCGCGCCGGCACGTACTGGCACATCCCGCGGTCTGCGCTCGACTTCGGCGACCGGATCGCTGTGTCGATGTGGTGCGGCGTGTCGTTCCCGGGCATCCGCGGTGATCTGCCGCTGGTCGATCCGCCGGAGGGCGTGAAGTGCGGGACGTGCCTCGGACGCTATGAGGGCGCGCACGGGCTGAACGGGCTGGTGTTCACGCCGCGTGACGACTTCGCTCTTCCGCGCCTCTGCCCAGGCAGGGACGTCGTCGGCGGCTGCTGCTCGGCGTGCGGCTTGCCGGTGCGCTGGTGGCTCGGCCGTCCGCAGCGGCACGCGCCGACGTCCGAATTTGCGGAGCGGTACACCCCGTGCCCTGACCACGGCTGGACGAACGTCGACGCCGACGAGCATGGTCGCGTGGTCTGCTCCTCGACGCACGTGCCCTGGTGGGGACGGTGCGGGTTCGTGTGCGGGCCGGTCTCGAGGAGCGCGGCGGCGTGATCGTCTACGTCTACGCGTGGGGGAACAACGAGCGGCGGGCTCAGCTGCGCGGCCGTGAGTGCGTGATCGAGGCGCGCGGTGCGATGCGGACGATTCTCGTGCGTTTCCTCGACACGGATGAGCGGGTTACGACGTCTGCGCGCGCGGTGCGCCGCAAGTTGTCCGAACCTGTCCCATCGCGCCAGGGGCGGTCTCTGTGAGTTGGCTTCGGATCGACGACGGGTTCGCGGAGCACCCGAAGGTGATTGGTCTATCCGATCGGGCGTTCCGGCTGCACGTGGCGGCGATGTGCTTCTGCGCGCGGAATCTGACGGACGGGCGGCTCGTGAAGCGGTCTGTCGGGATGGTGTGTGCGCTCGCGCAGGCGTCGAAGAAGCATGTCGGCGAGCTCGTCGATGCGGGGCTGTGGATCCGGGAGGACGACGGGTACGCGATCAAGGACTTCCTCGTCTACAACCCGCCGGCAGAGAAGGTGAAGGCGGATCGCGATGCCGCTCGCGACCGGATGCGGAAGCTGCGTTCGCGCGAACGTTCGGGCGAACGTTCGGCATCCCCCAGCCCAGACCCGTCCACTACCTCGGCTACTGGCGAAGACCAGAAACCTCAGTTCCTTCCACCAGAGCACCAGACGAGCGTTGCTGCTCTGGTGGAGGAATCTCTCGGATCTGGTCGGCGGGATTCCGTTCCCGCAGCGTCACGATCGATGCCGCTTCGGCGAGGCGTCGATGTGCTGATCGACCTGTTGCCGCCGAACGAGGTTCGCGAGAACACCCGCGGCGTGCTGGAAGGGAAGTTCGCCCAGCTGCCGCCGCACTTCGTCGACCTCGCCCGGGAGGAGCTGATCGCTGCCGGCGACACGCCGCGCAGCCGGATCCGCTACCTGAACGGGATCGCCGATCGGATGATCCGCGAGCGCGGCGAGCGCTCGACCGACGCCGTTGAGCACGACCGGTTCGTGGTCGAGCAGTTCGACCATCCGGACGCGCACACGGTCATCGACACGTTCGACGTTCACGGCGACGAGGTTCGCCGGCAGGAGCTGCACGAGCGCACCGACGAGCTTCGCGCGGCCACTCGAGCCAAGGAGGCTGCCTGATGACCAATACCCGCGATCCGCGCCACGTCAAGCGCGAACGGCGGCTGTTCCGGCGCGAGCTGATCGCGCTGCTCGAAGCGCGGATGCAGAGCCGCCGCTGCTTCTGGACGTGGCCGTTCGGCCACACGTTCAGCGGCCGCTTTCTCACCACCTCGCCCGCGTACATGGTTTCCCGCTGCGAGACGTGCGGGCGACCTTATCTGTGGGATTCGTTCGACGCATACGACGTGTGGAAACTCGCGCGGGACTCCGACCTCCTGACCGACGCCGAGAACGAGTATTGGCAGGAGCGGTGGAGGCAACTGCCGTGACCGAGGGACGCAACCTCAGTCGCCGCGAGCAGGCGATCGTGCGGCTGCTCGAGACGCAGAACGACGGGTTGCCGGAGCCGGTGCGCGCGTCGACGGTCGCGCCGGGCTTCGTGCATACGGCGCGGTCGCGCACGTGCCCGGACTGCCTGGCGAACGGCGAGGTCTCGATCCACTGCGAGACGTGTCACGGCTCCGGCGTCGTCGAGGGGAAGCGGTTCGCGAACATCGCGGCGCCGGACGCGCTGCCGGACGATGGCGTGAAGCGCGACCCGTACGCACGGAACGACGTGAAGGCGTACGGGCTCGACGGTGCCCGGCACGACGACGCGCACGCGCGCGACAGGATGATCGAGATCATGCAGCGGCAGACGCGGCCGGCACGGTCGGAGGCGGAGCTGCTGGAGGAGGCGAACCGGCACCCGTACGGCTGGGAGCGCGAGCGCGCGGCGATGCGGAAGCGGTTCGACTACGACGCGCTGGACAAGGCGATGGCCGAGCTGCGCGTCTTCGACGAGCAGGCGTACGGCGCGCTCTACCGCGTCTTCGTCTACCGCTGGTTGCCGTTCGAGGGGGCGGCTGCGGCGGCGTGCCGGCGCGGGCTTCGGTTCCTCTCCCCCAGGCTCGCTGTGTTTGAGCTCGCCGTCGGCTACTTCAGTCGCGACGGGATCCGGCCGCTGCGTGCTCCGGACGTGCCGCCGCCGCCGGTGAACTTCGCGGCTCGCGGCCGTGGCGCGGATCCGCTCGCGCTCGCTCAGCGGGACGCGGGGATCCTCGCGGCGATCGACGCCGGCGAGACGAAGGACGACGTCGCTCGCCGGTTCGGTCTGTCGATCTCGCAGCTGAACCGGATCCTCGCGAAGGCTGCCGTAGGGGACGCGTGGCCGTCCGCGTGCGCAGCGATGGCCGAGTGCTCTGCGCGGCGATGCACCCGGCCGAGCCCGACGACGTCTACATCGAAGACGGACTCGCGTACCGACTTCCTCGGTCGAGCTGCGCGTGCTCGTCACTGAGCCGATGCACCAGGACGGAGGACGCGGCGGCCATTCACAGCACGGCGAGTGGTGGTGGCGCGGGACGGCGCCGGCCGACGTGGCGATCGATCCGTTCTACGAGTCGGGCTAAAGCCTGCCGGTCTTCTTCGCCCAGGTCTCGACGTCGCGCCAGCGCCAGACGATCGCTTTGCCGACCTTGCCGACCGGGACGGGGAAGCCGTCTTCGGTGCGGAGCTGGTGGACTCGTTGTGTGCTGACACCGATGCGGCGTGCGAGCTCGGCGCCTGTGACGAGGTCGTCGAGTTCGACGCGCGGGCTCACGGCAGCTGGTCGGCGTCGTCGCCCTCGACGAGCGCGATCCCTGCCGTGCGCGCTTCGACGCCTACAGCGATCAGGGCGGCGTCGAAGATTGCGGCAGCGCCAGCGGCGGCAAGCTCGTGGTCGAGTCCGACGCCGTGGTCGTCCTGCACCTGGAAGGTGGCATCGATGCGCTGGCGGTCGTAGTCGTAAAAGACGACCGGGTCGAGCGCGCGCGGCTCCGACTCAAGAGCACTGAGGACTGCGTCGATCAGGTCGGCGGCGTTGCCGTTGACGGGGACGGTCGCAAAGGGCTGGACGGTGAAGGTGTCAGTGCTGGTGGCGATGGTGGGCATGGTAACTCCTCTCGTCTAAGCGGCGCTCGCCGTGCGCGTCCGCTTCGCGGTCGTGCATGTCGGCTGCGTCGAAGTCGTGATTGCGCCGGTACTCGTCGGGGGGGGGGCCATCCGGGGCGGGGTGCAGCTCGCGCTCGTCCTCGTCGGGCACGTCGCCGAGGGCGGCGGTGACGCAGGCAGGGCACCGGTCGGCGTCGGGGTCGTACGGGAACGACTTGCTGCAGTCGCGGCACTGCTGCTGATGCTCGGTGCTCACTGTTTGCCTTCCCTTCTGAGCCGGTTGATCTGCTGGAGCCGCTTCGCGTTCTCGCGTTCGCGCTGCCGGGCGGTCTGCTGCAGCTGACGGACGTGGAGGCGGACGTGATCGCGCTGCGCCTTGCCGTTCGTGCCTACGCGCTCGCCGCACGCCTTGCAGTCGCCCTCGCCGTGGAAGAGCCGATCGGTTGAGCGTTCTGCCTCGCGGATGAGCCACGCGTACCGCGGCAGGCAGGCGGGGAAGTCGGCGTAGGTGCCGCCGCTGGCGGGCGCGGTCACCGGAAGTCGTTCCCGATGATCCCGCGCCGCCGCAGCTGCGTGACCGCGTTCCGGCGGAAGCGGACGTCCGAGGGCGTGGAGCCGAAGGACGCGACGCTGTTGCCGTTGGCGGTGACGACGTGCCAGTGCTGACCGCGCTGGATCACGTCGTAGTCGAGGCCGTTCGCGGCGAAGTAGTCGCGGAGGTCTCGAACTAGCTGCCGTGCGTCTTTGCTTGACATATCTCAAGTCTAATCGATGACTTGATATGTGTCAAGTACGAATGTGTGGCGGGGTTGTCCGTCCGACGGCGCTGGCATCCTCGCGCCGCGCTCCGGGTACAACCCGGTTGCGCATAACCCCGCCACTAGGAGAAGTACGCCCTCAGTGCGGGATTCGTTCGTTCAGGAGGCGCGCGGTGGCCCGGCCGAGCAACGAAGAAGTGGCGGCGCGAACGAAGGAGTTCCTGCGCCTGATCTCGGAGGGCAAGAGCGGCGCCGAGGCGGCGCGCGCGGCGAAGGTCGACCCGTACCGCGCCTGCGACATCCTCACGCACGAGCACGGCCGCGCCGTCCTACTGGCAGCGTCCGCGTGACGATCCACTGACTACGAGGCGCCCGAGGAGTGACGACGTGCCGGCATCCGATCCGTCCTATCGCCGGCGCGTGCCGGTGCGGCTCGTCGACGTCCCGCTCGATCTGCGCCTGAAGGCAGCGCGCGAGGAGTGCCGACGCGCGAAGACGCCGGGCGAACGCGACGCACTGATGCGCGCGGCAGTCGAGCCGCAGTCGACGACGTTCTACGTGACGGACGTGAAGCCGCTCAGCGACGCGGCCTGATCTTCTTCTTTGCCGACGAATGGTCGCGTCGTCGACATTCGCTCCGGGATCGTCTAATGGGCAGGACGCCGCGCTCTGGACGCGGAAGTTGAGGTTCGAGTCCTTGTCCCGGATCTGCCGAGACGCCGCCGCTTCGTTCCCTGGCCGGACGGAGTCGTGTTGGGCGGCGTCTCGGCTCCAATGGGGCCGTATTGGTTTCGACGGCTCGGTATCGACAGCAGTGCTCCAGCTCGCTCGCCGAGTCGGCGCTGGCCCAGCCGGGCAACCTCAAATGCGAACACGAATCGCTTCGCACACATGGCGAAGAAGCTGACGTACGTCGGCGACTCCGCCCTCGCTGCAGCGGCGTAGGCGAGCACCAACTGCCGCGACTGCTCGGAAAGACGGGCTGACTCGGGCCGGGAAAGGACGGCGCCCTGGTGGAGGCGGCACATGCCGCCCCGAATGCTGGTAGACGGCGCAGCTGCACGGCCGTGGTCGGACACGGGTTCAACTCCCGTCGGCTCCACTTTCTCTTTGGAGGGGTATGAACACAGGTGGCCTGAGACTTTTTGTGCGGCCCCTTGAATTTTCGTGCGGGTGCAGGTTTGCAGCGCTGGGCTCATAACCCGGCGCGTCGGGTTCGACTCCCAGCCAGCTCCTACGTCATCGCTGCGTCTCTCGACCGCGGCGCTGTAAGCGCCCAGGAGCGCGAAGAAGATGCCCGGGCGTAAGCAGGCCGGGCGGCACGCTTCGACCCGTCCTAAGCTGTCCGGCGCCCGCTACGGCGGCGTACACCGTCGTCTCCGTGAGTGGTGGAAGCAGCGTGTCGCGACCGGCACTGTCCGGTGCGCGCGCGGCGACCAGTGCAAGTACGCCGAGCGCATCGGAGGCGTCCTCGTCGGTGGCTTGATCGCGGCCGACCACGAGTGGGATCTCGGCCACGACGATCGTGATCCCTCGCGGTACGCCGGGCCAGAGCACGCCACGTGCAACCGCGCGACGATGAGCCATCGTCCACCGCGCGCTCGGCCAGCCGAGCAGCATCCCGGAGCCGTACCCCTGGGGGAGGCCCCCCTCGACCGTTCTCGCCGGCGACCGTTGGCATAGCGGCTGACAGTCGGTACGGAACATGAAGTTTGGGGTCGGCCACTTGCGGCGCGACTCAAAATCGCGCCGGTCAGGAGCCTGGCGCGCACCGCGATCCAGGAGGTCGTCGCGTGGCCGGAGTCAAGGGTGCAGGTGGCCCGGTGCCGAAGCGGAGTGATCAGCGTCGCCGGCGGAACAAGCCGGCGAAGGCTGTGACGAAAGCCGCCGCCGGGAGCCCGAGCGAGGTCAAGCCGATCGAGGCGATGACCGGCAAGGAGCTGGACGCGAAGGCGGCCGAGCTCGGGATCGCCGAGTGGAACGCGAAGGCGCGCGTGGCGCAGAAGCGTGAGGCGCTGATCGCGCACGTCGCCGGCGGCAGCTCGCCGGACGGGATCCCTGAGCCCGACGCGAACTGGCATGAGGCTGCGAAGCGGTGGTATCTGGCGCTCCGCAACTCCGGGCAGTCGGCGTTCTACGAGGCGTCCGACTGGGCGTTCGCGTGGATCACGGCCGAGAGCCTGAGCCGCGATCTGAAGCCGCAGGTCGTCGGCATCGTCGAGGAGACGGGCGAGGTCGTGCGCGCGATCATCCCCATGAAGGGCGCCTCGCTTGCGGCGTACCTCAAGGCGATGACCGCGCTGCTCGCGACCGAGGGCGATCGCCGCCGCGCCGGCATCGAACTCGAGCGCGCGGGCGACGGCAAGGACGGAGCGGAACAGCCTGCCGACGTCCCGAGCCTCGATGACTACCGCAAGCGTCTCGCCGGCTGACCGGCTGCAGACACTCCCGACGGGCGAGCCACCGCTCACGCTCGGATGGGAAGTCGCAGCATGGATCGAAGGCCAGCGGCCCGGCGACCCGTTCCGCGGGCTCGTACAGCCGAACGGCCCGAACGCGGGGAACCGGTTCCGGCTGACGATTGACCAGCTGCGCTTCCTCGTCTGGTGGTACGCGATCGACGAGGACGGCCGCTGGCTCTTCAACCACGGCGTACGACGGCGCGCGAAGGGCTCCGGGAAGTCGCCGTTCGCGGCCGTGCTTGCGCTCGCCGAGTTCTGCGGGCCGGTGCGAGTCCGCGACTTCGACGCGAAGAAGGGCATCGTCCTCGGCAAGGCCGTCGACATGCCGCTCGTGCAGATCGCGGCGACAGCGGAGTCGCAGACAGCGAACACGATGCGGATGGTTCGCGCGTTCGCGCCGAAGGGCTCCGAGATCGTCGCCCGCTACGAGCTCGACCCCGGCAAGACGCGGTACTACAAGCTGCCCGAGGGCACGCTCGAGGTCATCACCTCGTCGGCGACCGCTGCCGAAGGCGGTGAAGGCTCGTTCATCGTCGCGGACGAGACCGAGCACTGGAAGCCGAGCAACGGCGGCGTCGAGCTCGCCGCGACGCTCGCGGACAACCTCGCGAAGTCGGGATCTCGGATGCTTGAGACCTCGAACGCGTGGGTGCCCGGGATCGAGTCAGTCGCCGAGGACACCTGGGACGCATGGCTCGCTCAGGAAGAGGGCCGCTTCCGCGGCAACACGAAGATCCTCTACGACGCGACGATCGCGCCGTTCGACACCGACCTCTCCGATCCGAAGTCGCTGCGCCGCGGGCTCGAGCACGTCTACGCGGACTGCCCGTGGATCGACGTCACGACGATCATGGAGCGCATCTGGTCGCCGCGATCGCGCGTCGACGACTCGAAGCGCAAGTATCTGAACTGGCCGACGGCGGCCGAGGACGCCTGGTGCGCGCCGGAGCAGTGGTCGCGCCTCGCCGACACGACGATCGAAGTCGCCGAAAGGTCCGACGTCGTGCTCTTCTTCGACGGATCGAAGTCGCGGGACGCGACCGCGCTGCTCGGCTGCGAGGTCGACAGCGGCCACGTCTTCACGCTCGGCGTGTGGGAGCCCGATCCGAACGACGACGACGACACCGTCGACGCGGCCGACGTCGATCGTGTCGTGATCAACGCGTTCGAGAAGTACCGCGTCCTTGCGTTCTACGCGGACGTGAAGGAGTGGGAGTCCTACGCGCTGACCGAGTGGCCGAACCGGTACAAGGATCAGCTGATCGAGTGGGCGGTGCCGAACGGGAAGCCGCCGCAGCCGATCGCGTGGGACATGCGCTCGCACAAGGTCGAGTTCGCGCGTGCCGCTGAGGCATGCCTCGAGGAGATCGAGCAAGGCGGCTTCACGCACGACGGGGACGCGAGGACCGCGCGACACATCGGCAACGCACGACGTCGGCCATACCAGGCCTGGGTGTCGATCGGCAAGGAGTCGCCCGACTCGCCGCGCAAGATCGACGCCGCTGTCTGCGTCATCGGCGTGCGGATGCTCCGACGGCTTGTGCTCGGCTCGAAGAAGCGCCGGCGCAAGAAGACCGGCAGGGCCGTGTTCATCTAGGGAGGCCGGACAGATGCTGAGTGACGACAAGGCGATCGCGCAGGCACGCCTCCTCAAGGGCTACCAGGACGCAGAGCGTCGCCAGCTCGACGTCATCCGCCGCTACTGGAAGGGCAGGCAGAAGCTGCCCGCGGTGATCCCGACGTCCTCGCCGGCCGTCGTCAAGACGATGGCGCGGATCGCGCGCGTGAACTTCACCCCGATCATCGTCGACTCGCTGTCGCAGTCGCTCTTCGTCGACGGCTTCCGCGGCAAGAGCAACGACGCAGAGAACGCCGACGTGTGGCGGATCTGGCAGGCGAACAAGCTGGACGCGCGGCAGACCGGGATCCACCGGGCTGCACTCGCATACGGGACCGCGTACGCCGTCGTCACGCCAGGCGAGCCGGTCGCGGTGATCCGTGGCGTCTCGCCGCGGCACATGACGGCGATGTACGGTGAGGACCCGGACTGGCCGATCTTCGCGCTCGAACGGTTCGGCAAGGGCACATGGCGGCTCTACGACGAGACCGCCGTCTACTTCCTCGCCTCAGGCAAGAACGACGACGGCAAGTTCGAGTTCATCGAGGCGCGCGAGCACGGCGCGATCGCCGGCGGCGTCCCGGTCACTCCGGTGGTGAGGTACATCGACGAGGACGACCTGGACGACGGCGACGAAGCGTCGGCCGAGATGGGCGACCGTTCGTGGGATCCGATGCCGACACGCGGCCAGATCGCCCCGATGACGTCGCTGCAGGATCAGGTTGACCTGACGACCTTCGGGCTGCTCGTCGCGCAGCACTACTCCGCGTTCCGTCAGCGGTACGTGATCGGCTGGGTGCCCGAAGACGAGGCACAGCGGATGAAGGCGTCCGCCTCGCAGCTGTGGACGTTCGAGGACGCCGCCGATGGCTCCGCTGCCGCTGCGGCCGGCGAAGGGATCAAGGTCGGCGAGTTCGGCCAGACCGACCTCGGCGGCTACATCGAGAGTCGCGAGGCGTCACTGCGGCATGCCGCAACGCTGTCGCAGACGCCCGTCCACGAACTGCTCGGCGAGCTCGTCAACCTCTCCGCTGAGGCGCTCGCCGCCGCCGAGAACGGCCACGAGCGCAAGGTCGACGAGCGGAAGACGCTCTTCGGCGAGTCGCACGAGCAGACGCTCCGTCTCGCCGGCGAACTCTCCAGCATCAGCGTCCCGGATGACGCCCAGGTCGTGTGGCGCGACACCAGCGCGCGCACGTTCGCAGCCACCGTGGACGCGCTCGGGAAGCTCGTCACGATGCTCGGCGTTCCGCCTCAGGAGCTCTGGCAGAAGATCCCCGGCGTTACGCAGCAGGACGTCGAGCGGTGGAGGGCCGAGGCACAGTCCGGCGACGCGTTCGCGCAGCTGCAGGCGCTCCTCGAGAAGCAGGCAGCACCGCCCGTCGCAGGGGGATAGAACGTGGCTCGCACCGAAGCCGCAGCCGCGCTGACGGTCGCGCACCACCGCGCCCAGGCGCAGATCCGTGCCCAGGCGCTCCGCGACTACGTGAAGCTGTGGCCGGCCTGGACTCCAGGCGACGACCACAGCTTCTCCGCGCTCGTGGCAGGCGCTGTGACGGTCGTCGGCAGCTACCACCGGATGTCCGGCGCTGCCGCCGTCGGCTACTACGGACGCTTCCGCGCGGCTGAAGGAATCAGGGGCGTCGCCACACCGAAGATCGCACCAGTGCCGCCGACAGAGCAGATCACGGCGTCGCTCTACGTCACCGGCAAGGTCGGCTACCGCGACGCGAAGAGGCGCGGCCAGACCGACGAGGGCGCCCGCCGGAACACGCTCGTTCGCACCTCCGGCGCGATCGCGCGCCATGTACTCGCCGGCGGCCGTGACTCGCTGCTCGCGAGCGTCCACGCCGACGAGCAGGCGCTCGGGTGGGCGCGCGTCACCGACGGAGACCCCTGCTACTTCTGCCTGACTCTCGCCGCTCGAGGGCCCGTCTACAAGAGCGAGCAGACCGCCGGGTTCGAGGCACACGACCACTGCGACTGCACCGCGGAGCCGTTCTACCGCGGTTCGGCGTGGCCAGGCCGCGCGCGCGAGTACCAGCAGATCTACGACGCCGCACAGCAGTTCGGCCTCGACGAGGGCCTGCTACTGCCGGGCGAGAACAGCTCCAAGGCGCGGCTGAACGCTGTGCGGCGCTACCTCGCCACCCGCTGACCGAGCCGCCACCGCGGCGACCTACGAGGCCCAGGAGGCCACTACATGCACCAGGGACAGGCGCCCGCCAGCTTCACCATGCCCGCCGGGTTCACCGAGCTCATGGAGGAGCTCGAGCAGCACTGGCCGGCGATGCAGCACACGCTCCGCGCCTCCGGCGTTCCGCTCAACGACGAGGAGACCGAAGAGGAGCGCGAGGCGCGCGAGAAGCGCGAGGCCGAAGCCGCCGCGGCGAGAAAGCCGTGGGGCGACGACAAGGACTTCGACCCCGAGAAGGCGTGGAAGCTCATCACGAACCTCAGGGCCGACGTCGACCGGCACAAGAAGCGCGCCGACACGGCCGAGTCGAAGCTGAAGGAGATCGAGGACTCGAAGAAGTCCGAGTCCGAGCGTGACGCCGAGGCGCGCGCGGCGGCCGAGAAGAAGGCGGCCGACGCCGAGCTCGACGTGACCAGGCTCCGGGTCGCGATGAGCAAGGGCCTCTCCGAGACCCAGGCGAAGCGCCTCGTCGGCACGACGAAGGAGGAGCTCGAGGCGGACGCCGACGAGCTGCTCGAGACGTTCAAGTCCGAAGGCGACGGCGGCTCCGGCTCAGGCAGCGGGGGCGGCGGTCGTCCGAAGGAGAAGCTGAAGCCGGGTGCGGCTCCGGAGGCAGAGCCCGAGGAGGACGACCCGCTGAAGCTCGCGGAGGCAGTGCCCCGCATGTACTGAGGTTCGCGCGCAGGTCGCGCGACCCGACAACCGGCTGAAAATCGAGAAGGAGAAGCGGATGTCCAGCTTCATCAAGGCCGAGAGGGTCGTCGCGACCGCGCTCGGACTCCTCCTGCGGGAGGTCACCCTGCCCGCGTTCGTGTGGCGGGACGCGGCCGGCGACTTCGCCGGTGCGAAGAACGACACGATCTCGATCCGTCTCCCGGCCTACGCGCCGGCGCGGACGCGGTCGCTCCGCGCAGGCACGCCGCTGACCGCGGACGACCTGTACGAGCGGAAGGTCGACGTGACGCTCGACACCGACGTGTACAAGCGCGTCAACATCACCGACGAGCTGCTCACGCTCGACATCGCCGACTTCGGCGCGCAGGTGCTCAACCCGATCATGCTCGGCATCTCGCAGGGCCTCGAGGACCTCCTCGCCGACGAGATCACCGGGGCGTCCTACGAGAACACGATCGCGTTCTCGTCCACGGCCGACGACCCGTACTCGGACGTCGCAGTGAAGGCGCGCGCGTACCTGAACAACGCGTACGCCCCGTCGGGCGGCCGCGTGATCCTCTGCGGCTCCGAGCTCGAGTCCGCGTTCCTCGACTCGGACAAGTTCATCGACGCGAGCCGGTCCGGGTCGACCGCGACGCTGCGCGAGGCGGTCATCGGCCGCGTCGCCGGCTTCGACGTCGTCTCGTGCCCGGCCCTCCCGGCGGACGAGGGCTACGCGATGCACCGCACCGCGTACGTCCTCTCGCAGCGGGCCCCGGTCGTCCCGGCCGGCGCACCGTGGGGGGCGCAGCAGTCGTTCCAGGGCTTCGCGATCCGCGCGGCCCGCGTGTTCGACCCGGACTACGTCCGCGACCAGCTGGTCGTGAACGCGTACGCCGGTGCGAACGTCGTGACCGACTTCGGCCACTACGACGCCGACCCGGACGCCGGCGGCAAGTTCGTGCCGGCCGAGAACCCGGACGCACCGATCTCCGGGCACACGAACGACTGGGAGAACGACGCGGCCCGTCTCGTCCGCGCGGTGAAGATCACCGTCTCCTAGCTCGTGCGCGTCTGCATCCTGACTGCCGCGTGGCGGCGCTTCGACGTCACCAGGCTCGCGCTCGCACAGCGTGAGTCGCTCGGCGTCGAACTCGCCGCCCGCGGCATCAGGATGCGCAGCCTCGTCGTCGCCGACGACGAGAACCTCGACATCGCAGCCGAGTACGGCTGCGACACGCTCGAGATCCCGAACTGGCCGCTCGGCGCCAAGTGCAACGCAGGCCTCCTCGCAGCAGCCGAAGACGCCGACTACGTCGTCTGGATCGGCTCCGATGACTGGATCCACCCCGACGCGTTCGACCCGCTGCTCGTCATGCAGAACCCCGACCGGCTGCCGATCCACGTCGGCTCCGTCGTCGCCGTCGTCGACCTGATCGGCGGCCGCATGCGCCGCATCCGCTCGTCGAGCCCCTACGGCGCGCCACCGTGGATCATCGACGCGCGGCTCATCCGCGCAACGCAGCGGCGGCACGAGCGACCGATCAAGCCGCTGCTGAAGCGCGGCCTCGACGGAGCGCTCGTCCGCGGCCTTCGCCTGAACCGGCTCCCGTTCGAGTTCATCAGCTTCGACCCGCATGACTTCCGGTGCGTCGACTTCAAGAGCGACGTGAACCTCACCCCGTACGGCGGCGTCACGAAGCATCTCGGGTTCGGAGAAGAGCACGACCCGTGGGGCGCTCTCCGCGACTGGTACCCGGCCGACCTGGTCACCCGGGCACAGGCGCTTCACGAGACAATGCGGTGAGCGGCCTCTGGATCGTCATCCCCGCGCACGGCCGGCCGCACGTCTCGTCGTTCGCGTTCGCCGGCATCAGCTGGGCGATCAGCGAGCTCGGCCGTCGAGGCATCCACGCGCACGCGCTCGTCGTCGCCGACGACGAGAACCTCGACATCGCGGACGAGCACCACCTCGACACGCTCCGCAGATCGAACGCGGCGCTCGGTGCGAAATGGAACGACGGCATCGAGTACGCCTGCCAGCACGACGCCGAGCACGTGCTCACGTGCGGTAGCGACGACTGGGTACACCCGGATCTGATTGCGCGCCATGTGCGCGGCTGCGCCGACGACACGATCATGTGCTCTCGCCACTCGACCGTCGTCGCGCCCGACGGTCGCGAAGCCACGACGCTGACGATCGGCTACGACGGCGGCGACGGCGTTCGTCTGCTTCCCCGGCCGATCCTGAAGATGCTCGGGTTCCGCCCGTACAACGACAAGCGGTCGCGGGCGCTCGACGGATCGATGTTCGACCGGCTCAGCCGATCGCGCTCCGGCTTCAGGTGGGTCTACAACGACCTGCACCCCTGGCAGATCGTCGACTTCAAGAGCGGCGACAACGTCACCCCGTACGACAAGTTTCCCGGCTGCAGCCACGAGCCCGTCCGAGTCACGGATCCGCTCGAGCAGCTCGCAGCCCACTATCCCGCGCGACTCGTCGACCGAGCGCGCGCCTTCTACGCGGGAGCGGTGCGCACGTGACGCAGGTCTGGGCAGGCATGGCGACGATCACCGGCCGTGAAGCACTGCGCGGCATCGCCGTCAACAGCATCCTCCCGCAGGTCGATCGTCTCATCGTCGCCGACGGCGACGACCGCGGCGACCAGGCGAAGTTCATCGGCTGCGAACACGCGCCGGACGACGTGATCTGGATCGGCGTCGACGACGACCTCATCTACCCGCCCGACTACGTCGAGACGCTCGTCGCCGGCCTCGACCGATACCCCGGATCCATCGTCAGCTTCCACGGCTGGAAGATGAACGAGGCAGGCGAGTGCTACGCCGAGAACTATCGGTGCCTCGAGCGCGTCGCCGACGACGCGCCGGTACACGTGGCCGGCACCGGCGTCTGCGCGTTCCGCCTCGACACCATCCGTCCCGTGATGGCCGACTTCGAGTCGGTCAACGCCGACGTCTGGCTTGCCGTGCGCGCGCAGGAGCGCGGCATTCCGCGCGTCGTGCTCGCCCATCCGTCCTACTGGATCGGCTACGCGCAGCTGCCCGGGAAGCGCGGCGTCACCGAAGAGGATCCCGATCAGCCGCTAGCGCAGTCGCTCTACACGCACACCCGCTACCAGACCGGCACGCAGCTCGACGGCAGCGACGGCTTCGAGCGGGCGACGGCGCTCCTGCAGCGGATGCTGTATGCGTAGCGTCTTCCTCGCGCCGCACCCCGACGACGAGACGCTCTTCGGCGCGTTCACGCTGCTTCGGCACAAGCCGACCGTCGTCTGCGTCCTCGACTGCGGCGCCGAACGCGCCGGCGAGTTCTTCGACGCCTGCGACGTCCTCGACGTCCCATGCCAGCCGTGGCCGTTCCCAGAGACCGACCCCGACTGGGACGCGATCGCGGCCCGCGTCGCCGCGCTCAACACCGACGTGCTCTACGCGCCCGCCTGGGCGAAGCACGGCAACAGCGACCACAACCGCATCGCCAAGATCGCCGACGAGACGCATCCCGGCGCCGTCGTCCACTACCTCACCTACACCACCGACGGCAAGCAAACCGACGGCGTGATCGTCTCGCATGAGCCCGAGTGGGTGCCGCTGAAGATCCGCGCGCTCGCCTGCTACCCGAGCCAGTCCGGGCACCCGTCGCACGCCCCGCACTTCATGCGCGACCAGACCGAGCGCTACCAGCAGCAGGAGGACTGATGGCCGTCACCGAGATCGAGAACACGCCCGAAGCGTGGTCGCACCGTGCAGTCATCGAGCGCACCGCCTGGGACGCCGCCGGCTGGACACTCGACGGCCAGATCGACCGGTTCGCGGCCGCCGCGCGCGCCGTCCAGGTGCAGCCGGGCGAGCGCGTCCTCGACTACGGCTGCGGCGCCGGCGCCTTCGTGAACTTCCTCCCCACCGGCATCGTGTACGTCGGCTTCGACACCGCGCCGGGCATGATCGACCGCGCCCGCCGCGCGCACGCCGACCACACCTTCCAGGGATGGGAGCCGCTCGGCAACTTCGACGTCATCGTCTGCATCGGCCCGTTCAACCTTGCCGACCGCTGGTCGAAACAGCACACCTGGCACACGATCAGGCGGCTCTGGGAGAAGACCGACCGCGTCCTCGCAGTCTCGCTCTACGCCGGCACCGACGAGACCTGCCTCATCTACACCGAGGACGAGGTCACGAAGGTGGCGCGCGGGCTCTCCTACTACTCCACCGTCGAGCGGCACCGCCACAACGACCTGCTGCTCGTCGCGAGACGATGATCGGCAAACTCGTCGGGAAGGCGATCGGCAACGTCGTCGCGCTCCCTGCCACCGTCGCGGCCGAAGCCGTGGAGGCGGCGGCCATCGCGATCGACACCGCCGGCAAAGCCATCGACAAGGCTGCCGCCAAAGCGACCGAGCCGTGCTCTTGATCGTCACCGGCCACCAGCTGAACCTGCTGCCCGGCATCAGCGTGGTCGACAAGGTCAGCGCGGCCGACGCGGTGATCTGGATGGATCAGATGCAGTACCGCCGGCACGGCTGGGTCAACAGGAACCGGTTCAGCGATGGGACGATGTTCACGATCCCCGTCGCCGAGCACGACACGTTCTCGCCGATCAACGAGGTGAGGATCGCCGACCCGACGGGGCGTGCGCGCGCGAAGGTCGCGCGGACGCTCGAGCACAAGCTCGGCGCCGCGATCGCTGCACCGTACGCGGCGGAGCTGCGCAAGCCGTACGGGAGGCTCGCCGGCCTGAACGCCCGGCTTCTCGCCCAGCTTCTCGACGACCTGGGAATCGTGGCGGTGCAGCACTTCCAGTCGCACCTCGCGACGGGCCGCTACGACGACACGAGCGAGGGCCTCGCCGCGATGACGGCAGAGGTCGGCGGCACCGTCTGGCTCTCCGGCCCGTCCGGACGGAACTACCTCGACGAGACCCCGTTCACCGCGCGCCGCATCGAAGTCCGATACCACGAGCACGCAGGGCCGAACCCGTCCGCGCTCGAGCTTCTCCTCTCCACGGGAAAGGCGGCAGCAGCATGACCGCATTCGCCACGGCGACCGACCTCGCGAACCGGCTCGGCCTCACGCTCACAACCGACGAGGTCGCGCGCGCCACGGCGCTCCTCGCCGACGCATCGAAGAACGTCATCGACGCGACCGGCCAGGACATCCTCCTGGTCGACGACGACGAGTACGAGCGCCCGGGCACGCGCGACCGCAGGATCCTGCTGCCGCAGCGGCCCGTCGTCTCCGTCGCGAGCGTGAAGATCGACGACGTCGAAGTCTCCGACTGGTACCTCGTCGGTAGCGAGCTCGTGCGCGGAAGCCGCTCCTCGTCACTGCTGCTCGATTCCCTCATCGACGGCTGCGGCTGGAGCTGGGGCGAGGAGAGCCAGACGCTCACGATCACCTACACGCACGGCTACGCCGCCGACGCCCTGCCCGGCATCGTCAAGAACTTCACGCTCGAGCAGGTCGTCCGCGTCTGGGTGAACCCGGGCTCGGTGATCCAGGAGTCCGAGGGCGACACGCAGGTCATCTACGCGCCGTTCGCAGCACCGCCCGCAGGCCTCGCGCTGACCAACAGCGAGATCAGCAAGCTGAAGCGATTCTTCGGCGTCCGCGCCTCCAGCGTGCAGGTGGACTAGATGGGCCTCGTCGCGACACGGCTCGCGCTGATCCACCTCTGCACCGTGCAGCGCAACGCGAACGCCGGCACCACGAACGGTCGCGGCAACCCGAACCCGCCCGACTGGCAGCCGCACATCACGTCGGTCATGTGCCGCTTCTACGCGGCACCGGTCCGCGAGACCGAGCACGTCGAGGAAGCCGGCGTGATCGCCGTCGCGAACATGAAGCTGCTCGTGCCGCTCGGCACCGACGTCACCGAGCGCGACCGGATCTCCGCCATCACCTGCCGCGGCGCCTCGCTCGCCGCTGGCCCGTTCGAGATCCGGGCGATCATCCCGCGGCGTAGCTTCCTCGAGCTCACACTCGTCCGTCTCGGCGTCTAGATGGGCGGCAAGCGCGTATCGACCTGGCACGGTGACGAGTTCCTGCGCCGCGTCGAGCGTGAGACCGTCCAGGCCGTCTCAGAGACGCTGACGGCTGCAGTCGACGACGCGAAGACGACGCACCCGTGGCGTGAGGATCCGAAGCTGCGCACGCTGAAGAGCGGACGCCGAGTTGACACGCACCTTCAGAAGCAGATCAAGCGCGGCCGAGTCAGCATCAGCGCGGACGGGCACGTCACCGGCTCGTTCGGATACACGAAGCGCGTCGGGTTTGTCGGGCTCTTCCACGAGGAGGGCACCGTCCACGAGCACGCGTTTCCGACGATCCGGCCAGCCGCCGACCGGCAGTCCCCGACGTTCCCGGACCGGCTGAAGAGGAGGCTGAGCCGCTTTGACCGCAGCCGCTGACCCGCTCGAAGCTCTCCGCGACTACCTTCTCTCCGACACCGACGTGGCGACAGCCGTTGCGAACCGCGTCCGCTGCCTTCAGCTCCTCGACGTCGACATCGATGTGATGCCGTATGCAGTCGTGCTGCTGACGCCGGCGGGTGGCCCGGGCGCGCACGGCTATCAGCAGTTCGGGAAGAAGCGGATCGACGTCACGTGCTTCGGCGCCACGAAGGACGAGAGCTGGGATGTCTATCTCAAGGTCAAGCCGGTGCTGCACGAGTTGCGGCGCTACCTCTCCGACGACGGCGTGCTCATCCACACCGCCGAGGAGGAAGCCGCCGGCGCCGCCGGCATCGACCCGTTCACGCAGTGGCCGACGACGTACAGCTCGTGGCTCGTGACTGCATCCGAAGTCGCGGCCGCCTGACCCACGGAGGGAAAACGCATGCTCGAGGTTCGCTACGACGGGCCGGGCAGCCGGCTGCTCGCGTTCGGCCAGGAGGTGCTCGCCGGCCACATGGCACGATTCACGCAGGCCGAGGTCGACTCGCTCCAGACGCAGCCGCGGATCCACATCACCGTCCTCGGCGAGATCGTCGACCGGCCCGCCGCGTCGGCGAGCAAAACCGCCTGGGCCACCTACGCCGCGACGCTCGACATCGACCCGTCCGGCCTGACCCGTGACGAGATCATCGCCGCCGTCGACGCGGCGCAGAACGACGCGCAGCCGCCTTCCAGCGGCGGCGAGCCCGAGGCCGACAACGGCGAGGGGCACCACGACGACACCGACAAGGAGTAGCGCATGTCTCTCTCGACCATCGAGATCATCTGCGCGCCGTACGAGATCTGGCTCGCGCCGGTCGGAACGGCGTTCCCCGACGTCGACGAGGCCCCCACGAACCCGTGGGCGAAGCTCGGCACCTCGGGCGACAAGTCGTACGACGAGAAGGGCGTCACCGTGACGTTCGACGAGTCGCTCGGACTCTTCACCCCGGCCGGCTCGACCGCGCCGCGGAAGGTCTGGCGGACGAACGAGCAGGTCACCGTCGCCGCCGACCTCGCCGACCTCTCGACCGACACGTTCGCGACGCTCTTCAACGACGCGTCCGTGACGCAGGCGGCCGCCGGCGCCGGCAGCCCCGGCAAGGACAGCTTCGCCCTCCTGAAGGGCCAGGACGTCGCACTGTTCGCGGCGCTCGTCCGCGGCGTCTCCCCGGAGGGGCCCGACTTCACCGCGCAGTACCAGCTGCCGATCGTCTACCAGGGCGGCCCGCTCTCCCCGACGTACGCGAAGTCCGGCGCTGCGATGCTCGCCGCGTCCCTGAAGACGCTCGAGGACGACAGCGACGGGTTCGGCGAGTACGTCGCACAGACCGCAGACGCCTCCTAGCGGCTCGGCATGAACACCAACGACGCCAGAGCCGCTGCGGCGGCAGAGGCGGCGCTAACGATCAGGGATGAGGCGCGGGCGCACAAGCGCCTCGAGAACCTCCATCGCCGCGAAGCACGCCGGCTGATGGAGCGGTTCGCCGAGCTCCGCGAGCAGTGCGCCCGCGCCGGCATCCACTTCGACACGACAGAGCCGAAGGAGGCAGAGTCGAATGGCTGAAGAGATCCTCGACGTCGCGACCGTGGTAGATCGCGACACCGTTCGCATCAGGACCGTCAAGAACCCCGAGGGCAAGCTCTACGAGCTCGTGAACCTCATCGAGTTCGGCCCGTACGAGATGACGAAGATCACGACGCTCCACAGCCGCGCGCAGGAGTTGCTGCGCAGCGGCAACAAGCTGCGCCCCGCCCAGGAGCGCGAGCTCGACAAGGCACTCGGCGACATCCTGAAGCTGATCGTCGTCGGCCTCGAGCCGGCCGTGCTGAAGGAGACCGTGCGCACCGTCCGCGCGACGATCATCGCCGCCTGGGCCATCCGCAACGCCCCGGCCGCGCCGCCGTCCGCCGGCGGTGACGAGGGGGAAGCCCAGCGCCGCCCGACTGGTCCCAGCTCCTCCCGGAGCTCCAGTCGTTCTACGGCGGCGACCCGGTCGGGTGGTTCCACGCACCGTTCTGGATCGTCCAGGCGTACGTCCGGTCGCTCCCGCGGCTGAAAGCACAGCGGCAGATCGCCGCAATCGAGGTCTCGCTGTTGCCCCACATGAACGCCGACTACCGCCGGCAGCGGCTCGACGCGCTCATGGCCGTGCTCGCCACCGAGCACAAGCCGGAGCGGGCATCCCTCCGCGGGATCGCCGCCGTCGGCATCCCAGTGCGCCGGGTTCCGAAGAGAACACCCGCCGCAGCGTCTGGGACGGGCAGGGACGAGAAGGAGGGGTAGCGCGTGGCCGGTGAACTCGGACGCACGAGTTACGAGCTCGACGTCGATCTGGGGCCGCTCCGCCGTGGCATGGCGGAAGGCCGCAAAGACGTCGACCAGATGGAGACCGCGCTCGACGCGCTCTCCGCCGTCGCAGAACTCTGCGAGCACGCCCTCCATCAGGTCAAGATGTCTCGCGCCCAGGCGGCCGAGACGACCGTCACCGCCGCGACGATCCTTCAGGGCGTCCGCGGCATCAGCGACGAGGCCCGCGACGCCGCGCGCGAACTCGACAACGTCCGCATCACCGGCCGCCAGGCCGCCGAGTCGAACCTCGCCGGCGACACGATCAAGCGGAACCTGCGCGGCATCACCGGCGACGCGAACGAGGCCCGCCGCGCCGTCGAGTCCGTCCGGCTGCTCGGCGGCGTCCCCGGCCGCTCCGGCGTCGGCGTCGGCGTCATCGGCTCCGGCTACGGCCGCATCGGCCTCCTCGGCACCGCCATCGGCGCCGGCGTCCTCACCACGCCCGCCGCCGGGCCGGCCGCCGCCGGCTTCCTCGCCGCGACTCCCGTCCTCGCTGGTGCCGCCGCCGGATCGCTCGGCGTGCTCGCACTCGCGTTCGACAACGTCGGCAAGGCGATCGGCGGCGACAAGAAGGCGTTCGACTCGCTCGTCCCCTCCGCCCAAAAGTTCGTGTCCGAGGTCAGGTCGCTCGACGGGTTCCTCGACCAGCTGAAGGAGCGCGCCGCCGGCGGCCTCTTCCCCGGCCTCGAGAAGGGCCTCCAGGACGCGCTCTCCCCGGGGACGATCCATGTCGTCGAGCAGGCGATCGACGGGCTCGCGCGCGCGCTCGGCAACGCCGGCGAGCAGTGGGGCCAGTACTTCGGCTCACCCGAGTTCCAGCAGCTGTTCGGGCCGCTGATGCGCGAAGGCGCACGCGATGTCGAGCTCCTCTCGCACACCGCACTGAATCTCGCCGACGCCGTCGGCGTCCTCGCCCGCGCCGGCATCCCGCTGACCGAGTGGATGCTGAAGGGCCTCGACGCTGCGACCCGGCTCGCCGACGAGTGGCTGCGCGACAAGGACGCGACCGGCCAGCTCGGCGGCGCGATGGACGAGGCGCAGTCGTCGATCCGGCTCGTCGGGAACCTGCTCGGCTCGCTCGTCCATCTCGTCGCAGCGCTTGGCGACGCGCTCTACCCCGTCGCCAAGGTTGCCGTCAAGGACCTCACCGACGGGCTGAACTGGCTCGCGAACGAGATCCACGACAATCGCGACGCCATCCGCGACTTCGTCGGCGGCGCCCTCACCGCGCTCGTGAACACGCTGAAGTTCGTCGTTCCCATCCTGGAGACCGTCCTGCATGACCTGAACGCGATTGCACACGCCGTTGGCGGATGGGACACCGCCTTCGAGATCATCCTCGGCGGCCTGCTCGCGAAGAAGATGCTCGGCGTCGCCGGCGGCATCGCCGATCTCGCGACGAAGGTCGGCAAGGTCGGCCTCGCCGCTGATGGCGCCGCCGGCGAAGTTGGCATTTTGCGGGCCGCGCTCATCGGCCTCGGCGGCCCGGAGGTGCTCGCCGCGATCGCCGCCGTGGCAGGCGCACTCTGGCTGATGAACCGCAGCGCTGGCGGTGTCGGCTCCACTCCAGTCACCGATGACATGGGGAACGCCGGGACGACGATCACCCGCGGCAAGAACGGCCAGTACTACGCCCACCTCGGCGGCCGCTACTACCCGATCTCCGCTGCACAGGCGCAGGCGAACATTGACCGCTTCAGCGGCGGTGCCCCGCGCGGCGACGGCCTCGGCCCCGAGGGCATGCGCGGCGCGACCGCTCAGGTTCCGCCGAAGGCATCGAAGTACTCGCAGGCCCAGCTCGCCGCCATGTGGATCCAGGCCGGCGGCGACCCGGCGGTCGCGCAGACGATGGCTGCGATCGCGATGGCCGAGTCGTCTGGCCGGTCGAATGCGACGAACTACAACACGAACGGCACGACCGACCGCGGCCTCTGGCAGATCAACAGCGTCCACGGGTACGTCCCGTCGACGTCGTTCGACCCGCTCGCGAACGCCCGGCAGGCCGTCGCCGTCTACAACAGCCAGGGCCTGAAGGCGTGGAGCACCTACAACAACGGCTCCTACCTCAAGTTCACCGGCGGGAATCAGTCGCCGTTCGGGCCGCAGCCGGCGTTCACGAGCAACCTCGGCCCGAAGCCGACGATGCCGACCGGCGACGCGCTCCTCTCGGACGCCCTCCGCGACGCGATCGCGAACGCAAAGAACAAGGCGACGACGGCCGGCGGTCCGAGCATCGCCGCGCACTGGCTGAACGTCGAGCTCGACGACCTGAAGAAGGCTCGCACCGAGCTCGAGCACGACCTCGACAGCGCGACCGGGAAGCGGAAGACCGCAATCAAGAACGAGCTGCGGTCGATCGACGGTCGCATTGCCGACGTGAACAAGCAGATCACGACGAACCTGAAGCAGCAGGCGCAGGCGATCAAGCAGTCGTTCTCCAGCCAGATCTCGACCGCGAAGAGCAACATCAGCTCGGCGATGTCGACGCTGAAGCAGACGCTCGACGCGCAGCTCCAGCAGCACCTCCAGGACTACATCGACACCGTCCTCGGTCCCCGCTTCTACCAGGGCACCGACGCGCACGGAATGCCGCTGCAGACGCCGCTCGAGAAGAAGCTCGCCGACATGCAGGCGGCCGACACGCTCAAGCAGTACCAGGACGCAATCACGGCCGCAGACACGCCCGAGGCGCGCGCCGCTGCACAGCGCGCACTTGACGAGTACCAGCTATCGATCGACGCGTCAAAGGAACGCGCCCAGGTCGACCACGACTACGCCGAGGCCGTCAAGAAGGCCCAGGCCGACGAGGCCGAGCAGCAGCGCAAGCTGAACCTCGCCCTCGACACGTTCGGCAAGGGACTCGCCGACGGCACCACGAAGGTCGGCGGCCTGCAGAACATCCTGGACGGGTTCGGGCTGTCGCTGACCGCCGACGACGGTGTCATCGGCGACTTCCAGACGCTCGGAGACGCCGTCCGCGCGCTCGCGCTCGTGCTCGCCAAGGAAGCGCAGAAGCTGAACGGCGTCGGCGACACGAAGGACGCCTCGAACATCCAGAACATCATCGACAAGATCGGGAACCCGCTCTCGAGCGGTGGCCTTGGCGGTGCTGCCGGCTACTTCATGCTGAACCCGATCAAGAAGATGGCCGCCGGCGGCATCGGCACCGTCACCCAGCCGACGCTGTTCCTCGCTGGCGAGGCCGGAACCGAGCAATACGCGTTCTCTGGCGGCGGCCGTTCCCTCGCGTCCGCGCTGCAGGGCACGTCGATCGGCGGCGACGGCGCCCAGTACGCCGAGCTGCGCTCGTTCGCGAACGAAATCGACCTCGCCATCTGGCTCGGCAAGCAGATGCAGAAGGCGAACAAGCGCGGCATCAAGTTCGAGCTCGTCTAGGGAGGAGCCAAGGTGACGGATCTACGTCCACAGGTCGGTGGCGACCGCAACACGTGGGGCCAAGAGATGTTCGACTGGCTCGGCGTCTCTATCGACACCGACGGCACCCTGAAGACGGATGCGGTGCAGGGTGCTCTTGGCGGTTCTCTGCCCGCTTCCGGTGGCGACTCGATCCCCGCCTTCTACAACCTCACCGCGATCGGTGGTGCGAACGGGCCGTCCATCGCGATCGGGTCTTCCCTGTCGAGCCTGGACACGTCGGGCGGGCACGGGAACGGCAACCTCGCGCTCGGCGGCGGCTGGCGGGCAGGCATCCCGTCTTCGGGACAGCACGGCAATCTCGGCGCGCTGACGACCGGCTACGACAACACCGCGCTCGGGATGGGCGCGCTGATCCAGTTGACGACGGCTCACGGCAACGTTGCGGTCGGCCCTGACGTTCTCTCATCGCTCGTCACGGGGGACAACAACGTCGGCATCGGCCCGCAGTCGCTCGAAACGCTCAACGCATCGTCGAACAACATCGCCATCGGCGGCGGCGCACTCCAGGTTTTGGCGGCGAGCAATGACAACGTCGCCATCGGCCTCAACGCACTGAACGCCTATCTCGGGGCGGACTCGGTAGCGATCGGGTCGAACGCTCTCAAGTTCCTCGTCGGCACCGCCGCGACGTCGTCGGGGGTCGTCGCCATCGGTTTCCAGGCGGCCTTGAACATCACCAACGGTTTCAACACCGCCATCGGTGATTCGGCGTTGCAGGGCGGCACGGCCGGCGCGACGAACGTCACCAACAACACCGCGGTCGGCTACCAGGCGCTCAACGCGGTCACGACCGCCAACGCGAACACCGCGGTCGGCTACCAAGCGCTCGTCGCCAAGACCACCGGCGGCGGCGTCACCGCCCTCGGCGCTCTCGCCGGGGCTGGGAACACGACCGGGGCACAGAACACCTTCATCGGCTACAACGCCGGCTCGAGCGTCACCACCGCTGCCGGAAACACCATCGTCGGTTACCAGGCGGGCCTGACCAGCACGACCAACAACGCCTACATGACGCTCATCGGGGCGGGGGCGGTCGGTACCGGGGCGGGCGCAGTCGCGATCGGCGTCGATTCGAGCGGCAACCCGGCGTCGGCTGGCGCGAACGCGATCTCGCTAGGCACCGCCAACCACACTCTGACCGTTCTCGGGAACGCGAACATCGCCGGTTCCGGCAAGACGCTCGGCTTCTACGGCGTGACCGCCATCGCCCGCCCCCTGCTCGCTACAGGTGCCAGCCACACCGTCGATGACGTGATCACCGTCCTGCAAAACCTCGGCCTATGCAAGCAGTCGTGAGGCGGCTGAGGCTCGTCAAGGTGCTCGTCCAGCCGGTGTTCGTCCTCGACGACGGCGAGAACGTCACCGAGATCGAGCATCCGGCCATCGTCATCCCCGCGGCCGAATGGCCGACGTACAGCGGCGAGCGGTTCCCGGCCGAAGTCGCCGCCTGGGAGGCGACTTTGAACGCGGAGGACGGCCCGGAAGCGGGCTGAGAATCAGGAATCGATGACCCCTCCTCGCGGCTCCTTCGGCTCAGGCTACTTCGGCTACGGCCTCTTCGGCGTCGGCAGCGACCAGTTCCCGGCGTTCATCGACGAGATCGCGTTCGACTCTGACCCGTTCGACGACGACCAAGTCTACGAGACCGTCTCAGATTCGGTCATCTCGCGCAGCGTCCGTCGCGGACGGCAGAGCGAGGCCGACCAGTCGATCACCGGCACCGGCACGCTCGAGCTGCTCGACGACGATCGCCGCTACGACCCCGAGAACGCTGACGGCCCGTACTTCCCGGGCGTCCTGCCGATGCGTCGGATGCGCTGCACGTCCACGATCGACGGAGAGACCTACGAGGTTTTCCAGGTCTTCATCGACATCGAGGACGGCTGGCAGCGCGACGAGAGCGATCCGGCCGTCGCGATGGTGTCTGTCCCGGGCAATGACGCGTTCGACGTGCTCGCTGCGCGCAAGCTTACGTCGGCGTCGTCGTTCCCGGAGCAGCTGACCGGCGCGCGGATCAATGCGGTGCTCGACGCGATCGGCTGGCCGGCCGACCTTCGCAACATCGACGACGGCCACGAGCTCGTGCAGGCCCTGGCGAGCGATGACGTCGCTGACGTCGACGCGCTGACGCTGATCCGAGACGCGGAGCGGACGGAGCCTGGCTTCGTCTTCGTCGACGGCGGCGGCCGCATCGTCTTCCACGACCGCCAGCGGCGCCTGCAGCCGCCGTACACGACGGTTCAGGCGACGTTCTGCGACGCAGACAACATCGCCGACGGCCGGCTGCCGTACAAGCGGCTGAAGACGCGACAGTCGCAGATCCTGAACGACGTCCGCATCGGGCCGCGCGACCTCGCGACGCAGACGGCGACCGACGACGACTCGATCGCGAGGTTCAGCCAGCGCACAGACGGTCCGACTCCGACCCTGCACACCACCGAGGCCAAGGCGAAGAGCGCCGCGAACTGGCGGCTCTCCCGGTCGAAGGATCGCGTCACCCGGTTCGAGGAGCTCGAGCTCGAGCTGAACGCCGACCCGGAGCTGTGGAAGCAGGCGCTGGCGAGGAAGATCGGAGACCGCATCGCGGTTATCCGGACACCGCAGGGCGGCACAGCACCGGAGACGACGGAATGCCACATCGAGAACATCGCGCTCGACATCGGTCCGGGTGTCGCGGGCACGTGCGTGTGGCGTCTCTCTCCTGCTGATCAGACGACGTACTGGCGTGCCGGCACGGCCGGCTTCGGCGAGGCGGGAATTACGACAAGGGCGGTGTACTAGGTGACGACGATCATCGAAGGCGAGCTGATCCCGGCCGCCACGATCAACCAGTGGGCACCCCCGGGCGTCATCGTCCAGTACGCGGGCGTGACGGCACCGGACGGCTGGTTCATCTGCGACGGCTCGGCGATCTCAAGGACGACCTACGCCGACCTCTTCGCCGCGATCGGGACAAGGTACGGCACCGGCGACGGATCAACGACGTTCAACCTGCCCGACGCGCGCGGCCGGCTGATCGCAGGCTACGCCCCGTCTGGCGGCCACTCCGACGTATCGACGCTCGGCGCCACGGACGGCGTCGCGGTTGCAAACCGCAGGCCTAAGCACCGGCATACCGTCAACGACTCGGGCCACGTCCACCAGGAGGACCGCAACCCCGGGACGTCGCGCTTCATCAACCAGGGTGGCAGCGGCGGCGGCACTGATCCCGCCGGGGGCTCCGGTACGAACTGGGACATGATCGGCTCGCTTCACACCGCAACCGCGACCACCGGGATCACAGTCGGCACGGGCACCGATTCGCTCGACGCGCCTGCTTACCTCGTCCTCAACCACATCATCCGCGCAAAGGACGTGTAGACCGATGCCCCTGAGCGACATCGAGACGACGGTTCTCACCGTCCTCGCCGGCCAGTCCACCGGCTATCTCGCACACCACGACGCGTCAGCGTTCGTCGCTGCCGGACTCGATGATCCAGACGACGTCGCCGCCGCTCTCGCTGGCCTTGCCGACGCTGGCCTCGCAGAGGAGCAGGAGGACGTCGTCACGCAGACCGACCCGATCACGGGCGAGCCGTTGCTCGACGACGAGCAGAACCCGATCGAGACGATCGGCGATTCTGGCTGGGTTATCACCGAGGCCGGTCGATCGGCACTGACGGAGTCATAGCGTGCCCACGCACGACGACACCCGCGACATCGCGCTCGAGGCGCGCTCGTCGAGCGCGGCCGCGCATCACCGCCTCGACAAGATGAACGGGTCGATCGACCGGCTCGGGAACGAGGCCGCGAAGCTGCGTGAGGACACGACGGCGGGCTTCGCGAAGCTGGCTGAGGACTCGGCGGATGCGACGCTGATGCTGGTCGCGGGGCTGACGGAGGTGAAGACGACTGTCCGGAACGCCCTCCGCGTCGTCGCCGTCATCGTCGCTCTGGTGATGACGGTCATCGGCGGCGTCTCGGTCTGGATGTTCACGACGTATCTGCCGTCGCACCATCAGCTGCAGCAGCAGCCGCCCGCGCAGGCGAGCACGCAGCAGCCGAAGTAGACGCGCGCGCTCGCGCGCATCCTCTCGAACGAAAGGACGTCCCGGATGGCCGGAGACTCGAACGCGCCGCGGGCGCGGAACTGGAAGCTGATCCTCGGCGGGCATGGGCTCACGGGCGCGCTGGTCGCGCTGCTGCTGTGGCTGTTCGGGGTGTTCTCGGCGAACCCGGGGCTGTTGAAGGTGCTGCTCGACGGGCCGAAGCCCGGGCAGACGATCACGATCACGGTTCCGCAGGCCGCGGTCGACCAGGCGTCGTCGGTGTTCGGGGAGCAGAAGATGCGCGGCGAAGCGCCGGCGGGGATGACGCCTGCGCAGCTCGACAAGGTGGAGGCGCAGCAGGACGCGCTTGCGGCGTCGGATCAGCTGCCGATCGTGACGCCTGACGCGGCTCCGGAGCAGCGCGGCTGCAAGACCGAGCTCGTCCAGGACTACTCGAGCCGTCGCGGTGTCCGCCCTCGGATCTTCGTGATGCACTACACGGTGTCGCCGAACCGGCCGGGCTGGAGCGACGTCGACTCGATCGTGTCGCTGTTCAACACGCCCGCGTTCCAGGCGTCGTCGAACTACGTCATCGACGCCGAGGGCCACTGCGCATACATTGTGCGCGAGTCCGACAAGGCGTGGACGCAGGCGGCGCTGAACCCGGTGTCGATCTCGATCGAGCAGATCAACACCGGTCACGAGGCGACGTACGCCGGCACGGCCGGGCTCGCGAAGGACGCGATGGTGGTCTCCGACGCGTTGAAGCGCTGGGAGATCCCCGTGCAGCTCGGCAAGGTCGTGAACGGCGTCGTCGTCACGCCGGGCATCGTCGACCACGGGATGCTCGGCGTCGCCGGCGGCGGCCACCACGACATCAGTCCGTACTCGGTGGAGCAGGTCATTGCCGCGGTGAAGGCGTTCCGGGCAAAGGAGGCCGCCAAGGCGCCGAAGCCGACGCTGACGCCGGCCGCACAGCTGCGCGCGAAGACCGGCTACTGGCCGTGGCTGAACTGGCGGCTCGGCTCCGGCCTGTGGAAGGGCTACGGCCGAGCCGACCCGAAGGTCAGACCGCGCGTCCCCACGAAGATACCGGCCGCGTGGTGGCGGCAGGCCGCAGCGCACGCCGCCGCGTAACCCTCACTGCACCACGTTCGCCGGTGTCGTGCCCGGCGCTTACGCCCCGCCTGCGTCCATTCCCTCCGGACGCTGGCGGGGCGCCCTTTTGTCGTTATGGGCTACGGCTCGCCGAGCGCGCAGACGGGCTTCGATGACTCGTCGGTGATCGTCTGCTGCATCAGCAGCTTGAACTCGACCGTGACGTCGTGGGCGAGTCCGCCCTCTTTCGTCACGCACTGGTGACCGCCGGATGCTCTCTGGCAGTCGTACACCTCTGCCTTGCTGTGGTCGAGCTTCGACTCGATGTAGAAGCCGCTGTCGCTGCAGCTGCTCGCGCCGATCTCACTCGCGAGGGACGAGGGATCGGTCTTCGCGATAGAGGTGCCCCCGCAGGCGACGAGCGCGAGGGCGACAACGGTCAAGGCGCTGACGGCGGCGGCTCCCTCTATCGGGGTGCGAAGAATGGGCCGAACGGCCCATTGCCGGTAGTCACTGCTGCGTCTAGTCTCGCCGGACCTCGAGCCGTGGATCGAGGGCGGGGGCTTGCGGCGCCTGTCGGAATGCACGGCGAGCAAGGGGGTGCAGTCGATGATCGAGTCGGGAGTGGCCGCGTCTGGGCGGTTGACCAGGCGAACGGGCGTTCGTCCGGTCTGGGTTGTAGGTTCGTCGTCCGGCCAGCTGCGCGGCCGGGAGCACGTGGAGACCTCCATGAATCGATCGACCGCGCGGCAGCTGGACTCGTCCGAAGTCCTCATGTTCGAGTGCCTTCAGCTCCTGGACGAGGTTCGGCAATCGTGTCTGGCAGGTCGGGCACGTCGCCGCCCAGAGCTTTCACTTCTCCGTGGAGCACCCGTACCGTCTCGAGAAGCGCAGCGATCGACACCTCCTGCCGCTGCACCCTTGCTTCGAGTCCTGCCAGGCGGTCTTGACGGCTCTCCTTCGACGGTCGCGCGACGGTGAAGTAGCCCGCCGGCCGTCCGAGCCCGGCCTCTAGGAGAGCCGAGGTCTCCGGCTCCGGCGTCGAACCGTCTCTGAGGATCCTGTAGAGCAGCCGTCTCGCGCTCTCGGTGTTGCCGTCGGTCGCGACGTCGCGCGCCAGCTGGCGCATGTTGCCGCCGCGCGCGTCGAGTTCACGCCGCAGGCGCGCCTGTACCTCCTCAAAGGTCGTCCCGCGCACCGGTGCGCACATGGTCGTGACGGGCGACTTCAAAAGAAAGGTGCGAGAGGTCTTGACACATGAGACGCCCATGTGTCACACTCGCGCACATGGGACGCACTGTCGCGGACACTGCCCTCGCCAAATGGCTCGATGACGAGCTGACGAAGCGGGAATGGGGAGTCCGGACGCTCGCCCGTCGGATCAACCCGGACGATCCAGAGATCGCCCGTCGGATGTTGAACCGCTGCCTCTTCGACGGCAGCAATCCCGAAGAAGGGAACCGCGAGGCAATCGCCGCAGGGCTCAACGTGCCGGTCTCGGAGGTTCCCGGCGTCCCCATCCCTTTCGGCGTCAGGCCGCGTGACGTGGACGTCGACGCGCCCCTAAGCCGCGACGAACTCGACATGTACATGGCGTTGCATGGCCGCGTCGCCCGGTTCGGCGTCGCAACGCCGGAGGACGCGCGGTCGCTGTGAGGGAGACGCTGCGCAGCGAGGTCGTCGCGTTCCTGCAGTCGAACGGGGCGGCGACTCGGACGGAGATCGCGCTCGGTGTCGGCGCGCGTCGCGCGGACGTGGACGTGCTGCTCGTCTCTGGCGGGTTCTCCCGCGTCGACGCGCCCGAGGGTCGCAGTACCCGCGGGAAGTTCTGGAACCTGTCCGAAGCCGTCCCGGCGCGCCGTGGCGGCAAGTCTTGCGCTGAGCGGATGCTCGACGTGCTCCGTGACGGGAAGTGGCACAGCCGGACGGAGATCTTCGTCGCCGCCGGCGGCTTCTTCCTGACGAACAACGCCGCGTCCGAGTTGCGGACGAAGCACGGCGTCAACATCGAGTTCGGCTACGGCAAGGGCCAGGTGCCGCAGTACCGGTTGGCGCAGCCCGCCGCGATGCGCGCCCCGGCCGCCGCGTCGATTAGCGGTGCGGTCGGAAGCTCGACGTCGCCTCATCCCATCTCTCCCGGGCGGCGTCGGGCTCTCAGTCGCACCGTGAGGACGGCGGCCTGATGTTCGACCTGGAACTTGACGTCGACGAGCTGCGCTGCCAGCTGGTCGAGGCGCGCGCTGAAGCGCTCGGCCTCGCGGACGAGCTCGCCGAGGCGGTCGAGCAGGGCAGGCACGCGGACGCCGTCCGGGTCGCCGCGAACTACCGCCAGACGCGGACGCAGATCCGTCGCCTCGTGACCGCGCTCCGGGTCGAGGAGTGCCTGATCTGATGTCGTGGCAGTCGCTCGTCCGGTGCTGCCTGATCTGCGGCATCTGGGTCGCGAACTTCGTCGTGCTCGCAAAGGGATGGCACGCGTGAAGCGGTCGGCGCCGAAGCGGAAGACGCCGTTGAAGCGCACGCGGAACCTGCGCGGCGGTGCGTTCGAGAAGCGGGTGATGGCGAACCTGCGCCGGGCACGGCCGCCGCGGCGCGAGCCGGGCGCCGGGCTGCAGTGGCGTGCGGGGCTCGGCCCGTGCATCGTCTGCCCGTACGAGGCACGCCGGGCCGGTGCGCGCTGCTCGTGCGCGACCGATCCGGTGACGCACTGCATGGTGCATGGCATCTGCCGCGGCCCGGTGCAGGGCCATCACGCGGTCGAGAAGCAGACGCTGAAGCGTCGCGGCCTGCACCGCTACCTCGACGATCTCCGCAACCGCGTCCCGGTGTGCGAGCACCGCCATGAGCAGCACACGTCGCGGGCGAAGCCGATACCGCGCGGCGTGCTGCCGGCGTCGGTGTTCGAGTTCGCGGCCGAGCTCGGCCTGACCTGGTGGCTCGACAAGCACTACCCGGCGGCACAGGTGGCCGCAGAGGAGGAAGCCGCATGAACGTGTCTGTCGTCGTGAACCATCCGCTGCTGTCGGCGTCGATCGCGACGGTGGTCGCGTTCGGGCTCGCCGCGGCGATCGTGCTCTTCCCGGACTTCCGGTGGCGGCGCCGTCAGCGCCGGCGCGGCTCCGGGTTCATCTACGGAGAGGGCCGCTGATGCTTGTCGCGCTGGTCGTGTTCCTGATCGTCGTCGGGATCGCGCTGCTGATCACGGTCGGTCTGGCCGCGCTCGGCGCGATCGTCTCGCGGCGCTGGTGCGAAGAGGGGCCGAGCGCCGCAGAGCGGAGGGCGCGCTGATGGCGATCACGCCGCCGGTGCTGACGTGCTCGACCTGCGACGACTATCGGCTGATCCCGGGTGAGGACGGGATGCTCGAGCGGTGCCCGGACTGCCTGCATGTGACGGAGACCCGCTGCCGTGCTCATGGGCGCTCGCTTCGGAACGGAAGGTGCCCGCAGTGCAGCTTCGAGGTCACGACCACGCTGGAGCGCTGGGAGCAGGAGCGCGCGGCGCGCACGGTGCCGGCCGGGAAGCCGCTGCCGGAGCTGCTGACCGACGTGCTCGAGGAGGCGTGCGCGTGAAGGCGCTGCTCGCGAAGCTGGCTGAGTGGCGCGACGCGCATCGCGCCGGCTGCACGTGCGCGCTCCGCTGGTTCGGTGTCGCGTTCGACATCGACTGTCCGCTGCACGGACTCGGCGAGGACGCGTCGTCGTTCCCGATCACCCGCGACCGGAGTCTCGCGGCGTGACGGATCGCTGGCACACGCAGACGTTGGTCGGTGGCGGACACGTTGCGCCGGAGGAGCGCGGCGACTGCGTGCGTGCGTGCGTGACGTCGATCCTCGGTCTGCCGATCGACTCGATCGCGAACGTCGTTGCCTTCGAGGACTGGTGGGGTCTTCTGCGCCTGGAGGTCAACCGGTTCGGCTTCGAGGTCGCGTACGTCGACGTCGCGTTCGAGCCGCCGATGGGCTATTGGATCGCGACGGTGCCGTCGCTGAACCTGCCGCCGGAGCCCGACGGCGAGCGTGCCATGCATTGCGTCGTCGCGCGTGGCTATGAGCTGATCCACGATCCCGCGTGCGGCAAGCGCTACGACGCGGAGTCCTGGGTCGCGGCATGGAACGCCGGCGAGGTCGTCGCAGGGAAGGTGCTCTACCCGATCGACCCCGCGATGTTCTTCCGGCAGCGCTACGTGATTGGCTTCGACGCGGAGCGGCTGTCGGCGTGATCCCAGACGTCGAGGCGCAGATGGTGAGGGTGCTCGTCAGCGTTGGTGCATCGCACGCTGAGGCGTCGCGCGCAACCGAGGTCCTGCGGCAGGGCGGGTCGCTCGCGGAAGCGGCAGATGCGATGCTGCTGCCGGGACTTCGCCCGGTGCCGGCCGCGGCCGCGCTCGCTTCTGACGTGCTGATGGATCAGCTTCGTCGCGCGGTCGAGGAGTCGCGCGTCTGATGGAGCGCCTGGTGCCGCACCGGTCGCGCGTGATCGTCGACGGTCACGGCGCGGGGATGGTCGTCCGTGTCGAGAACTCGCGCATCGTCCCGGTGAACGGCGGCCGTGCGACGATGAGCGTGCCGGCACGCGTCCACGTCGTCCTCGACCACGGTGGCCGCGTCGCTGTCGCGCCCGGTCTCGTGTCGATCGAGGCGGCGGCCTGATGGCCCGTCTCGCGGAAACGCTCGCGTGTGAGCTCGCACAGACGTCGTTCCACGGCGTCGACGCGCCCGGGCTGATCTCCGACGAAGGGCTGCGCTGGGCGCTCCGGAAGGGGCTGCCCGGCGACGTGACGCTCGAGGACGTGATCGAGTGGGCGTCGCCGGCGATGCGCACGGTGATGTGCGCGCAAACGACGCATCAGCTCGAGTCGGCGGTGCTCTGCCTCATCGGCGCCGCGATGATCATGGGCGCACGGTTGAAGGAGACGAACGGCACGTGAACTGCCCGACCGGCACCTGCCGCAAGGGCGCGACGTGCGCGCCGTGCCTCAGCGTGACGCCGCTGTCGCTGACGCCTAGGACGACGCCGGCGTACGTCTGTCCGCAGTGCGGCAACTCGGTGTTCGTCGGCATCGTGCATCGCTGCCCGCCGGTTCGGAGGATCCCGTGACGCGGACGGCATCGCTGAGGGATGCCCGCTTCCGCGACGCGCATCGCCCCGGCGAGCCTGCGCCGAAGATCGGTTCGTGGGAGGAGATCGGCCCGCCCGACTGCCCGATCATGTACCGCCGCACGCTGCTCGCGAGCCGGTGGCTGAAACTGCTCTGGCACGAGTTCATGCCGGGCGCGAGCGACGAGGCGCACCACGACCACCCGCGCTCGTTCCTGACCTTCGTGCTGCGCGGCGGATACGACGATCACCAGGAAAACGGCACGGTTGACCGCGTCTACGCGCCCGCGATCCGCTTCCGCCCCGCCGAGCACGCGCACATCACGAAGGTCGGGCCGAAGGGCGCGACGACGTTCGTCGTGATGTTCCGGCAGCGCCGCGAGTGGGGCTTCTTCCGCGAGGGCCGCTGGTACCCGTGGCGGCAGTTCGAGCGCCTCTTCGGCCTCAACTGGCGGTGCCCCGAATGACAGATGTGCGCAGCACGCGAACCACGCCTCTCGGTCGGCGATCGGGCGCGTTCGTGCATCGCTGCTCGGACGACCTGGCGCTCCACGAGGGCACGATCGTCGGTGGTGCGATTGAGGCGATCCTGTACCCCGAGGACGTCGCGATTCAGACGGACGAGGACATCGAGCGGTGGCGGCGCGAGGCGCGCGAGGCGGAGGAGCGGCGGCGGCCGTGCGGGTTCGCGCCGTGGCCTGACGAGCAGGCTGCCGAGTTGCGGAGGGTCGCCTGAATGTCGCCGCCGGTGATCGCGACGCCGAAGCGCGCCTGGAACGATGTCGGCTTCCGCGCGGGTCTGAACCCGGTGACGTCGATCGAGGACGTGCGCGAGCTGGCGGCGCAGGCCGAGGCTGACGGCGGCGAGGAGTTCCGGCAGCAGGTCTGGGTCGGGTTCCGCGCCGCGCGGAAGAAGATGGGGGCAAAGGCGTGAGCGTGCCCGTGTTCCCGTACGGCAGCGCGGCGAACCCGCTGCAGTCGATTCACGAGGATTGCCCGGGCTGCCACGCCCGGCCGGTCGTCGCGGATCTGTCGCCGCCGCCGCGGGAGAAGGTCGAGTTCGCCGAGGCGTCGCTGACGAGCGAGGCGCTGGACTGGTGGCGGTCGCTCTGCACCGTCTCGTGCGGATGCGGTTGGATCGGGTCGGCATTCCGACCCGAGGAGGCGATGGCAGCGTGAAGACGGCGGCGGTGTACGCGCGGGTGTCGACGGATGAGCAGGCGCGCGAGGGGACGAGCCTCGGTGCGCAGCAGCGGCTCGCGCACGAGCGCGCGGAACGTGACGGCGGGACGATCGCGGACGAGCACGTCTACGTCGACGCGGGGATCTCCGGGAAGACGGCCGACCGGCCCGAGTATCAGCGGATGCTCGCCGACGCCGCTGCCGGCACGTTCGGTGTGCTCTTCGTCTGGAAGTTCGACCGGCTCGGCAGGGACGCTGAGGAGCTGCTGCGCGCTCGCCGGATGCTTGCGGCGGCGGACGTGTCGATCGTGTCTCTGACGGAGGGCGAGGCGGAGTCCACGCTGGTGTACGGCGTGCGCGCGCTCGTGTCGCAGGAGGAGCGCGAGAAGATCGCCGAGCGCTCCAGGATGGGGCTCGCGGAGGTCGCGCGGCAGGGCGGCTGGAAGGGCGGCGAGGCACCGTACGGCTACCGGTCTGCGGGGAACCGCACGCTCGAGGTCGTCGAGACGGAAGCGGCCGTCGTGCGGTTGATCGAGTCGATGTACCTCGGCGGCGACGGCGCGACGAAGACGGCGCGCCTGCTGAACGAGGCCGGCTACCGGACGCGCCACGGTCGGCTGTGGACGAAGGTGCAGGTGCTCGGCATCCTCGACTCGCCCGTCTACGTCGGCATGGTGCAGTACGCCGGCGAGACGTACCCGGGCAACCATCAGCCGCTCCGCGACGACGAGACGTGGCAGCGGATCCTCGCGTTGCGCAACGCGCGCCGCCGGAGCCCGACGGGTGGCCGCGGCGCACAGCCGCGGCGTCACCTGTTGACGAAGGGGATGCTCCGCTGTGTGTGCGGCCGTCCGATGGGCGCTCGCACCTTCAAGACGGGGTACGACTACTACGTCTGCAACGGCCGAGAGAACGCGGGCTGCCACCAGGCGATCATCCGCCGCGAGGTCGTCGACGAGCCGCTGCTCGCGATGTTCGAGACGCACGTGCTCGACATCGACGCGACGATCGCGCAGATCCGCGGCGAGGCGAATCGGCAGATCCGGGAGGCGCGCGAGTTCTCGTCGGCGACTGAGCTCGAGCTGGCACGGATCGACGACGCGCTCGCGCGCGTGCGCTCCGACTACCTCGCCGGCGACCTGACTGCGGCCGACTGGACGCAGCTGCGCAGCGACCTGCAGCAGGACCGGGAGGCGCAGGCGGCGGAGCTCGCCCGGCATCGCGACCGCGCCGCCGAGCTCGCCCGCGACACCGATCGCCTCGATGCCGAGCAGGAGCTGGCCGGTCGGCTGACCGAGATCCGGCAGCTCGTCGCCGGCCGCGTCGCCGAGTCTGCGACCGTCGATGCGATCCGGGCGGCGCTCACGTCGACGTTCGAGCAGTTCCAGCTCGCGTCGACGGCAGAGGGCTTCGTCGCCGTGCCCCGTCTGCGCGCCGATCGGCGCCTCGACGTCGCACGGACACCCGACGAAATGCTCCTCCCGGTGAAGCGTGTCGGTCTGTGCTCACGGGAGGCAACCTCGGGGGCGCGAGGTTGACGATCACGCGCCCCTTCGGGAACCGGAGCTCGGCGGCGACGATCCCGCTGCGGACGCGCTGCCGCGCCTCCGCGCAGGCGCGGTCGGGCAGCCCGACGATGACGAACGCGGGCAGGCCCTGGTCGCGGACCTCCGCCTCGACCTCGACGCGGCGCGGCTCGAGGCCGACGAGCGCGTGGGTGACTGCGCGTGCGAGCACGCTTCGACGCTAGGCGGGAAAGCGTCACGTGTCCGTCGCGAGAGCATCGCAACTCCGTAGGGTCCGGAAATGCAGGTCAGCGCCCAGGTAGCGCGCCGCTTCCTCGTCGCACGGCACTTCCTCTCTCCCGCCCGGTCGCTCGCAGGCCGGGAGGGCGTGATGACGGTCTTTCGTCGGCTCGGGTCGATCCAGTACGACCCGGTCGCCCTCGCCGGCCGGAACCACGACCTCGTGCTGCACGCGCGGGTCGCCGGCTACGAGCCCGCCTGGTGCGACGAGCTCTACGCGCGCGGCGAACTGTTCGAGACGACGAACAAGGCGCTGTCGTTCATCCCGGCGGACGCGTTCCCGTGGTTCCGTGCCAACTGGGGCCGCAAAGGGCCGAGCTTCCACGCCGCGACGCTCACCGACGACGCGGACGTCGCCGAGCGCGTGCTCGAGCGCATCCGGAAGGAGGGGCCGCTCTCCTCC